ATTTAGTATGAATAGACCGGATAAAATATGGAACAAATTATCCGTAGCAGAAAAAGAAATAGGTGGTATACCAAATTCTAGTGAAGATATAAAACAAGCTCACGCAGCGGCTATTGAAATGTATATTCAAGATCATGTAGGTATGAAACAAGATGGAACATTTGGAGATTTATATTTTAATGCTTTATTAAATGATTGGGCTAAATTTGATATAAACAAAAGAACAAAATTTGACGCCTCTATAAGTTCTGGACTAGCAGTAATGGCTAACAATAGACACTTATATAGACCAAATGCAAAGGTTGAAAAACCTAAATTAAACATAAGTATTTCCAGATATGATAATGCTGGTACTAATTCACAAATAATAAAATAAATATGGCATATTCTAGTAAAAGCTATTTTCCTAGCCAAACAGTAAGTGATGCTGAAAAGTTAAGCTATGATTATGGTTTAAAAGTTGCTAAAGCTATACAGACGGAATGGTTTAATGATGATCAAAATAATAATAGATATAGAAACAACCACAATAATTTTCATAGATTAAGACTATACGCTAGAGGTGAACAATCAATACAAAAATATAAGGATGAATTGTCTATAAACGGTGATTTGTCCTATTTAAATTTAGACTGGACACCTGTACCAATAATACCTAAGTTTGTAGATATAGTAGTTAACGGTATAGCTGAAAGAACTTATGATATAAAAGCTTTTTCTCAATCACAAAATGGTGTTGACAAAAGAACTAAATACATGGAGTCTATATTATCTGACATGAGGTTTCAAGAGTTTAATAATTTTACCGCTCAAAACTTTGGTGTTGATACTACAAAAAGTGAAGAAAAAGAATTACCAGAAACGCCAGAAGAGTTACAATTACACATGCAGTTAACTTATAAACAAGCTGTAGAGTTAGCAGAAGAACAAGCCTTAAGTGTTTTAATGGAAGGTAATAATTATGAATTAATTAAAAAACGTTTTTATTATGATTTAACAGTTTTAGGTATTGGTGCCACAAAAACTTCTTTTAATACTTCTGAAGGTGTTACTATAGATTACGTTGATCCTGCTAATTTAGTTTATTCTTACACAGATTCCCCTTATTTTGAAGATATATATTACGTTGGTGAAGTTAAGTCTATACCAGTTAATGAACTTGCTAAACAATTTCCTCATTTAACCGAAAGTGATTTAGAGGATATAATGAAAAATAAGTCTTACGAAAAAAATAGCAATAGAAGTAGATATAATTCCGATAAAGAAGACAATAATAAAATACAGGTTTTATACTTTAACTATAAAACTTATATGAACGAAGTTTATAAAATAAAAGAAACCGGCACTGGTGCTGACAAAATAATACCTAAAGATGATAAATTTAATCCACCAAAAGATAAAGAAGGTGGATATTCAAAATTATTAAGATCTATAGAATGTTTATACGATGGCGCTTTAATTTTAGGTACTGACAAATTGCTTAGATGGGAAATGTCTAAAAACATGATGCGTCCTAAAAGTGATTATACTAAAGTTAAAATGAATTATGCTATTGTTGCACCTAGAATTTATGATGGTAAAATAGAAAGCTTAGTAAAACGTATTACTGGTTTTGCTGATATGATTCAATTAACACATTTAAAGCTACAGCAAGTTATGTCCAGATTAGTACCAGATGGTGTTTATTTAGATGCGGATGGTTTAGCTGAGATAGATTTAGGTAACGGAACGAATTATAATCCACAAGAAGCTTTAAATATGTTCTTTCAAACTGGTAGTGTTATTGGTAGATCATTTACAAGTGAAGGCGATATAAACCCTGGTAAAGTACCTATTCAAGAAATACAATCAAGCAATGGAGGTGCTAAAATGCAAAGTTTAATTCAAACATATAATTATTATTTACAAATGATAAGAGATGTGACTGGATTAAATGAAGCTAGAGATGGTAGTATGCCAGATAAAAACGCTTTAGTAGGTGTTCAAAAGCTGGCCGCAGCAAATAGTAACACAGCAACACGTCATATATTACAAGCTGGATTATATTTAACAGCAGAAGTTGCTGAATGTTTGTCACTTAGAATATCTGATATATTAGAATACTCTCCAACTGCAGATGCATTTATACAAGCTATTGGAGCTCATAATGTAGCTACATTAGAAGAAATGAAAGAGTTACATCTTTATGATTTTGGTATATTTATAAATCTTCAACCAGATGAAGAAGAAAAAGCCATGTTAGAAAATAATATTCAAATGGCTTTACAACAACAAAATATAGAACTTGAAGATGCTATTGATCTTAGAGAAATTAAAAATGTTAAATTAGCTAATCAATTACTAAAAATACGTAGAAAGAAAAAACAAGATAGAGATAGACAACTTCAACTAGAAAATATACAAGCCCAAACCCAGTCTAATACTCAAGCTGCTCAAGCTGCAGCACAGGCAGAGGTACAAAAAAATCAAGCAATTACATCTAGTAAAATAGAATTAGAAAGCGCAAAAGCACAACTAGATTCTCAAAAAATGCAACAAGAAGTTATGCATAAAAAAGAATTAATGCAAATGGAGTTTGAAATGAATATGCAACTTAAAGGAGTTGAAGTTGAAGGTATGAAAAGTAGAGAAAAAGAAAAAGAAGACAGGAAAGACGAAAGAACAAAAATTCAAGCAACTCAACAAAGTGAGATGATTGAACAAAGAAATAGTGGAAAACCACCTAAAAACTTTGAGTCCGCAGGTAATGATATACTAGGTGGCGGGTTTGATTTAGGTTCGTTTGACCCTAAGTAAAAATTATTAATTATTATTATATTATATTATGGAAGAAAAAGAAGAACAAGTAGTTGAACAGACTACAACAAATAACCAACAAGATCCAGGTGATGAAAACGTGGTGAAGGTTGATAAAAGTAAATTTGAATCTGCAGATGACGATAGCGTTATAAAAGTAGATTTAAGTAAACCACCAAAACCAGTGGAAGATGAAGTTAAAGAAGATAACACTAACGACGAGGGAGTGGCTCCAAAGTCTGAGGATGCCGACACCCCAAAAGAACAAGAAGAAGTACAACCGGAAGCAGAAGCACAAGAAGAGTCAGTATTAGAAGAAATTACTGATGAAGAAGTAAAAGAAGAAGTTGAAGAAGTGAAAGAAGAAGTTGAAGAAGCTATTGCTGAAGCTGAAAAAACTGGTGAACCTCTTCCTGAAAATATCCAAAAGTTAATGGACTTCATGGAAGAAACTGGTGGTGATTTAGAAGATTACGTTCGTTTAAATCAAGATTATAGCAAGTTTGATGATATGTCTTTATTAAGAGAATATTACAAACAAACTAAATCTCATTTAAATGATGATGAAATAAGCTTCCTAATGGAAGATCAATTCTCTTACGACGAAGAAGAAGACGACGAAAGAGATGTAAGAAGAAAAAAATTAGCGTTAAAAGAGCAAGTTGCCAACGCTAAAAGCCATCTGGACGGGCAAAAGTCCAAATACTATGAAGATATCAAAGCTGGAAGTAAACTCACTAGTGAGCAACAAAAAGCGGTAGATTTCTTTAATAGATATAACAAGGAATCAGAAGCAACTCAAAAAACAGCTAAAAAGAACTCTGATATTTTTACACAGAAAACAAATAATGTTTTTAACGACAAGTTCAAAGGTTTTGAATATAACGTCGGTGATAAAAAATATAGGTTTAATGTAAACAATGCTGAAGAGATTAAAAACACTCAGAGCGATATAAATAATTTTACCAAAAAGTTTTTGGATAAAAATTCTACACTATCAGATGCTAAGGGTTATCATAAATCTCTATTTACCGCAATGAATGCAGATGCTGTTGCAAAACACTTTTATGAACAAGGAAAAGCTGACGCTATGAAAGATAGTGTTGCTAAAGCCAAAAATGTGAATATGGATCCAAGACAAAGCCATGGAAAAATTGAAGCAGGTGGTTTAAAGTTTAAAGTGCTAGGTGACAACTCTTCTGATTTTAAGTTTAAAATTAAAAACAAAAATAAATAATAATTTAAAACAAATTAAAAAATGGCAATTACTGCAGGAAGTGGTTTGAATAAAGTGCCTACGGCACAACAACAAGCGTTGGCTTCAAACTACATAGATTTTACAGATGGTTCCACAGGGTGGGAACAACAATACCTGCCTGACTTGATGGAAAAAGAAGCAGCGGTTTTCGGTAACCGTACAGTTTCTGGATTCTTATCTCAAGTTGGTGCAGAAGAGGCTAGTGCATCCGATCAGGTTGTGTGGTCTGAACAATCACGTTTACATTTATCTTACGTTGGTACGGTAGATGCGGATGGTGATACAAATGGTACGTTTACAGTTACTCACGATATCGATGGTAGTGGTGATGGTGAAAATGGTTTCGCTGTTGCTTCTCATGGTATTAGACAAAATGACGTTGTATTAATCGCTCAAGCTGGCGTTATAGTTAAAGCGTTAGTTGTTGAAACTCCAGCTACGGCTGTTGTTACAGTTGAGCCTTATGCTACAGCTGCTTTATCAACTTTATCTGATGGTACAGCAACTTTATTAGTTATCGGTTCTCACTTTGGAAAAGGACAGTCGTACAGCGATATTACTGGTGCTGCTGCTTCTACTTCAAGAACTTCTTTATCACCTACGTTTAAGTCGTATGGTAACCAAATGCAAATAATGAAAGATTATTATGCTGTATCTGGTTCTGATGCTTCTCAAGTAGGTTGGGTTGAAGTTTCTGCTGAAGATGGTACTTCTGGTTACTTATGGTACTTAAAAGCTGAGGGTGAAACTAGAGCTCGATTTACTGATTATATGGAAATGACGTTATTAGAAGCTGAAAAATCAGCTGCTAACTCTATCATTGGTTTTGCTGATGGTCAAATTAGAGGTTCTGCTGACGCAGGTGCTAATGGTGTTGGTACGCAAGGTTTATTTGATGCTATTGAGTCAAGAGGTAATGTTACTTCTGGTGTTACTGGTGTTAACGCTGCTACTGATTTAGCTGAATTCGATGCTATCTTAGCTGAGTTTGATAACCAAGGTGCTATTGAAGAAAACATGATGTTTGTAAATAGAGCTACGTCTCTAGCTATGGATGATATGTTAGCTTCAATGAATTCTTATGGGTCTGGTGGTACTTCTTATGGAGTATTTGATAACTCAGAAGATATGGCACTTAATTTAGGTTTCTCTGGTTTCAGAAGAGGTTCTTATGACTTCTATAAGTCTGACTGGAAATATCTAAATGATAAAGCTACAAGAGGATCAATTAACAGTAGAGGTACTTCAGCCGCTATTAGAGGGGCTATTATACCTGCTGGTGTATCTTCAGTTTATGATCAAGCTTTAGGAGCAAATATGAAGCGTCCGTTTTTACATGTGAGATATAGAGCTTCAAATACAGAATCTAGAAAATTCAAAACTTGGGTTACTGGTTCTGTTGGAGCAACTACATCTGCTTTAGATGCTATGGAAATCCATATGCTATCTGAAAGATGTCTAGTTACTCAAGGTGCTAATAACTTCATGTTATTTAAGTAGACAATTTTTAAAAGAGAGTGGGGCTAGTCTCCACTCCCTTTTATTTTATTAATTTTATTATATATTATATTATGGCAAAAAAACAAAAAACAAAAATTGAGGTAGAAGAATCTCAAGTTAAAGAAAAAGTGACAATTGAAACTCCGGTAGTTAAAACTGTAAAAGTTGAAAAACAAAAAAGAGTAGAACCAACTTATAAAAAAGCAGAAGATGGTTGGGAAATAAGAGATAGAATGTATAGGTTAAAAGGTGATAAAAAACCTTTATCTAGAATGTTAAAATCTGCAAATTTATATTATTTTGACGAAGAAAAAGGTTATGAAAGAGAACTTAAGTATTGTCAAAATCAAAGAACTTGTTTTGTAGACGAAATGCAAGGCGAACAAAGAATGGAACATATTGTTTTTAGAAATGGTATGTTAGTTGTTGAAAAAGAAAAAACTGTATTACAGAAATTTTTATCTTTATACCATCCTTCGAGAGATGTGATTTTTTACGAAGAAAAACCAGCTGTAAAAGCTGCTAACGAAGTAGAGATTATAGAATTAGAAATCGACGCACTAACAGCTGCTAGAAGTTTAGATATCGATATGGCTGAAGCGGTTATGCGTGTTGAAATTGGTTCTAAAGTGTCTAAGATGAGTTCTAAAGAACTTAAAAGAGATTTACTTATATTTGCTAAGAAAAATCCTGAATTATTCTTAGAATTAGTTAATGATGAAAACGTTGTTCTTAGAAACTTTGGTATTAGAGCAACTGAAATGGGGATAATAAAATTATCTTCTGATCAAAGAACTTTTTCATGGGGTTCTAATGATAGAAAACTAATGAATGTTCCATTTGATGAACACCCTTACTCAGCTTTAGCCGCTTGGTTTAAAACTGATGAAGGAATGGAGATTTACTCCAATATTGAAAAACGATTAAATTCGTAACAACCTTAGTAGAGTAACCACTCTTCGGGGTGGTTACTTTATTATAACAAAAAAAATATATGGCAATAAGTGTAAACAAAATATATCAAACAGTATTAGCATTAGCTAATAAAGAACAAAGAGGTTATATAACTCCTCAGGAGTTTAACTTATTTGCTGATCACGCTCAAATGGATATTTTTGAGCAATACTTTTATGATCTAAATCAATTTAAAAGAGTTTTAGGTAATGACACTATATACGGTGATATGGTGAATACTTTAGAAGAAAAAATTACAGCATTTGAAAAATCAGAAACAGTAACGGCGCATAGTACATCCAACAGATATATTGGTACTAATAATACGTTTATAGAAGCAGAATATCCTAAACCAAGCGATATTTATAGATTAATAGGCGTTAGAAAAATCCATCATACTGAAGGTAACATCACGGAGGTAGAAAAATTAAGTATTAGGGATTATGAAAAAGTTATAAAATCACCACTAACAAGAGGTACCGTAAAAAGACCTGTTTGTGCTTTTAGAGATGTTAATATAGCATCTTCACCTGCTACGCAACATCTTACACAAAATGTAATAAAATTAGATTACATTAGAAAACCATTATCTCCCAATTGGACATATATAGTTGTTAACGAAAAACCACTATATAACTCATCAGCAGTAGATCATCATGATTTTGAACTTCATGATTCTGAACAAAAAAATTTAGTTATAAAAATATTACAACTAGCAGGTGTTAGTATTAAAGATTATAACGTAACGCAAATAGCCGCGCAAGAAGAAGTTAAAACAATTCAACAACAAAAATCTTAATTAAATGGCATTATTAGGACAAACTCAAGCAGAATATTACCAAGGTGATAATTATGGTGGTTATCAATTTACTTCATTAGAAGATATTATAAACTATTTTATGATAACTCATGTTGGTGAAGGAAAAATAATACCTAAAATTAGTAGATCAGTTGTTGCTTTTCATGCTCAAAGAGCAATACAAGAATTATCATTTGATACTTTTAAATCAATAAAAGCTCAAGAAATAGTTTTACCACCTAGTTTAACTATGATATTACCACAAGATTACGTTAACTATGTTAAATTAACTGAAAGTGATTCTTCGGGAATAGAACACATATTATATCCAACATCAAAAACATCTAATCCGTTTACTATAAAGCAAAATAGCGATGGATCTTATAAGTTTAGTTCAGATGAAAATTTAGTATTAAATGGAGAGTTTGATAGCGCTTTAAGTTCAAGTTGGTCTTTTTCTATTCCTGTAAATGCTACAGCTTGGGATTCTATTTTTCAAAACGCAGGTGGTAATAGAAATTATTTAGATCGTTTACAAGATGAATTACGAATAGTAAACGAAGAACTTAGTTTTGAGCATCTTTGGACTGATTCTTTTGGTGGCACAAGTAGTAGAGCTTATGGTGTTTGGCAAAAAATTGATGTATCTAAATTAGATTACATAGATCTTTCTGCTAATGGTAATACTTCTGATCAACAATTAGATGCTAGTTCTACTGTTTTAGCTGAACCAGGTATTTTAAGAGTTGGATTAACATCAACAAATCCTGATATAGGTTGGCCGTATTTAGGTAATGATGGTGTCACGCGTATAACCCCAGCAACCTTAAGTAATGATAGGCATTTTCATACTAAATCACCTAACGCTAGTGATAGGACAGAAGTTTTTGATATAGGATATTTAGAGTGGAACGTTAACTCAAGCGATTCAACATTAGGAGAAGCTGGTATAAAAGAACTTTTAAATATAGATGTTACAAGCCATAGTGATATTTGGGTTTATATAACTAGTAGTGTTCCTTGGCAAGCAACAGCTTCAACAGCAATAACACAAGGGTCGCATGGTGGATTAATTAGCGCTGGAGCACTTCAACCAACTACATCCGCTAACAGCAATGGTTCAAATCATATTTATCAAAAAAATTTAGTAGATCAAGTATCTGTAAAATCATCTTTAACACCAAATGTGTTGTTACCAAGCAGTAGAGATGGTAATTCTAATACTTGGAATAATTACAAATCAGCAACACCTTCTGAAAATAGAAATGATGATTACGAAGACGAGGTATATTGGCCTTACGAAGGTGAAAGATATGGATTAGATCCTCAACATGCTCAAATTAACGGATCTTTTTATATAGATGATATGCGTGGAGTGATAAACTTCTCCTCTATTTTAAATGGTAAAACAATAATATTAGAATATATTAGTGATGGTTTAGGAACTGAAGAGGAAATGAGAGTTCACAAATTCGCTGAAGAAGCTATGTATAAAAGTATAGCTCACGCTGTTGTGTCAACGTCTTCACACGCACAACAGTTAGCCCCAAGATTTAAAAAAGAAAAATTTGCTGCCGTTAGACAAGCGAAATTAAGATTATCTAATATTAAATTAGAAGAAATAACACAAATTTTAAGAGGTAAGTCAAAACAAATTAAACATTAATTAAATGCCTGAAATTAAGAATACTTTTCTAAAAGGTCGAATGAACAAAGACCTTGACGAAAGACTAATACCTAATGGTGAATATAAAGATGCACTTAATATAGAGGTTTCTACATCAGAAGGCTCTGAGGTTGGCACAGTACAAACTATATTAGGTAACAATAGGGTAGATTCTCTTATCCCAGCTGGTATAATAGATGGTTTTAAATGTATTGGAAGTGTATCTGATGAAAAAACAAATAAACTTTATTGGTTTGTTAAAAGTGACGCTACAAGTACACAAGCTATAGTCGAGTATGACTTAGAAAACGGTACAGAAAATTTAGTTTTTGTAGATAAAAAAGTTAATACAGATCAACCTGTTTTAAGATTTCCAAATAGAATAATAACAGGTGTAAATATAATAGATAATTTACTTTTTTGGACTGACGGTAACAGTGAACCTAAAAAAATAAATATAGATAGAAGTAAACAAGGTACTTTAAACATAAACACACACACTAAATTAATAGTTGATGGTGTTGATGTTGGTGATATTGAAGAAGAAAATATAACAGTAATAAAAAAGAAACCAACAAAAGCGCCTGTAACAAAAACTGTTTTCACATCTACTTACGTTGCTTCTTCTGGTATACCTTCTCTTTTTGAAAAAACCTTTTCAAGATTCTCTTATAGATACAAATATGAAGATGGTGAATATTCAGCATTTGGTCCTTTTTCAGATGTTGTTTTTAATCCTGAATATGTAGAAAATTTACACGAAAGAAATGATAGTGGTGTATATACTAAATATAGTAAAGAAACTTCTTACAATACTAAAGAACCATTTAATGCTACAATGGTTAATAAAATTGATAAGATAGAAATATATGATTTTATACCACCAAGTATACCTAAGGATGTTGTTGAAGTTGAGTTGTTATATAAACAAGAAGATTCACCGGTAGTTTATTCAATAGCTAAATTAAATGTAAATGACAATATAACAACGGATGGTTTTAATGAAGATAGTGTATTTAGTAGTTCTGGATACAAAGGTAAATATGAAATTATAACAGAAAATATACACGCGGCTTTACCTGAAAATCAATTTATCAGGGTATTCGATACTGTGCCAAAAACCGCCTTAGCTCAAGAAATTACTGGTAATAGAATAGTTTATGGAAACTACACTCAAAATTATACTCTTGAGCAAGATATTAGTATTGATATTGAATACGAAGAAAGAATTAATAAATTATCGTTTAATAATTCACCTTTAAGATCTTTAAAATCACTTAGAAATTATCAAGTAGGTGTAGTTTTTGGAGATAAGTACGGTAGGGAAACTCCTGTTTTTACATCTGCAAACTCTGCTACAAAGTTATCTTGGGCAGATAATAATGCTGATAATAACGCTAGTAGATCTTTAAGTTTAAAAGCTACAATTGATAATAATTTTAACTATCCTACCTGGGCTGATTATTTTAAGTTTTATATAAAAGAAACTTCAACTGATTACTACAACTTAATAATGGACAAGGCTTATGTTCCAACAGCTGACGACGATGAGAGAAACACTCCTTCTTCTCACGTTTGGATATCATTATTTTCATCAGATAGAAACAAGGTTCAAGAAGATGACTTTTTAATATTAAAAAATATAATAAAGGACAATTGGACATCTCAAGTTGAGCATGATAATAAATTTAAGGTTATAGATATACAGAACGAAGCTCCAGAATCTATAAAATATGATTACAATATATTAGCATTAGTATCTAATACTGGAGCAACAAAAATGATTACCGCCGCTACTGGATCTAGTGATAACCTAATGCAAACAAGTGGTAAAAAAATATCTGATGATACAAACATGCTAGTTTTAGACGAAACCGTATACCACGCTATAGATGGTACTCATTTAAAATTTATTGATACTGGTTTACGTGAGGATTCTTTATTTGTATCGTGGTATGATTCTAATATAAAACAATATTCAAAAAGATACAAACTAAGAGATATACGTACTGATAGTCAAAAAATTTATGCAAAGTTAAGTGAAAATATAAGTTCTATAGATAGAGATTTAGCAAAAACAAATTCAGCAGGTACTGTAGGTGCTTTAACAACTGTAGGGCCAAATATTATATTTCAAATAGAACAAAAAACTCCTAGACCTATAGATCAATATTCAGGTAGATTTTTTGTTAAATTAGCTTTTGATTTTTTAGTTTCTGAAGCTCAAGGCAGTAACTTACAATCTCTTTCTAATGCTCTTACAACAACAGCTAGTACTAATATAAAGTATTGGCGTAATAATACAAGTAGCACCTCATATGATCACACTCAATATTTAACTCATTATGCTGGTCTTGGTAGCGCTAGCTCAGTGGTAGCTACTGGTACTATGAGATTAGATAATACTATAACTAACTCTGAATCAGATTGGGATGCTTTAAAAACTGCACATACTGGATTTTTTATAGATAGCATGTATTTATGTGCTATTCAAAACTCTAGTTCCAACTCTTTAGCTAAACACGCTCGCGACTTAATTAGGGGTATGAGTGGTGCTAATTCAGCAGGTGGTACTTCATATACTCGCGCGATATGGAGTGATACTTTAGATACGCCAGAACCTAATCCATTCCAATGGACTTTTAACAACACCCCTATGCCTAGTCCAGATATAACAAAAAACTACTATGATTATGCTAGAATAAAAAACCCGGCTAGTCCATATAATGCATTAACTGCTTCAACCCCAAGTGCTGGTCCAGTGATTGGTGTCGGTTTACCACAATCATACTCAAGTATTGATGTAAATACAATACCACCTAACAGTGCGACATATAGATGGAAACCTTTTGCTAAAGATGCTAATAATGCTGGAGGTTATGAATGGATAGAAACGCCTCATATTGGTACAGCTAAAGATCAAGCTATACTTATAAAAACACACCCATCCCCAACGTTACCAACTGGGAGTAATACTATTTGGACGCAGGGTTCTTGGACAGATATGCCTAAACCAATGTCGTTAGGTCAAAACGGTCTTATTTATGGACAACGCATAGTTAATGGTTTAGAAGGTGTAATTCTAACAAATACAAACCATACATATGGTTCTAGAGCATGGACGGGGATTACATCTTTATCCCAAACAACTGCTAATCCTATTAAAGACAATACTTATGGTGATCAAGGAGATGAAGGTCGTATTTATATGCATTTATCTTTCTTGGCTCCTGGAGAAGATTTAGTTCCACATACTTTAGATTTATCAGGAGCTACAATAACTGGTAATAATTGTATTGGTGCATATTTGCAAGGTATTCATGGTGGTGGTGTATTCACTAAAGACGCTAAAGATGCGTTTGATAATGGTGCTGATTTTGGTAGTAATTGGGATTCGCCACGTATTATAGAATGTGAAACCTCTAGTAATAACACAGCTAATATAGACATAGGTTACGACCAAAACTATCAAACACGTCATGATGATCAGTGGAAACCAACAAAAGCTAGTGGTTTGTCAGCTACACAAGAAGCTGATATAAATAGTTTTATTCAAAACATAAATACTCCTAATGCTAGATTTACTTTTTCTACAGATACAAATAATGTTATTTACACTATAAAATCTGTAAGAACGAAATATGTATATAATCATACACCTTGGAGAAGAAGATATGTTGTAGATCAAAGTGAACTTGGTAACACATTTACCGATCCATATGGTTTAAATGGAAAAATGGTTCCAGGTGGTGATAGTGTTGAGGAGGCAGCTGTAGCTTGGGCTAAAGCAAAAGAAGCTAATAATATCACAACAGAACAGACTGATTTAGAGAATAAAATAAAAGCTTTTGGTAAAGCTAGTAATAGACGTCTTGTTTACATAATAGAACTTGATAAAAACCCAACAGATACTGGTAATTATAATTTTATTGATGGTTCAGAGATAACAGCAGCTTCAACAGCTTCTATGCAATTTGTAAATACAGTTCCAGGTTATATAAGTGGTAACGTGTCTCACATTCCTGCTATATGGGAAACTGAACCTAAGAAAAACACTGGCTTAGATATATATTATGAAACTAATAGTGCTATTCCAACTGTTATTAATGAAAAAACTAGAGAACTTTTTGCACCTGTTGGTTGTAGGGTGGAAGTTATGGGTAACGATGCCGCTAGAAACGGTGATTATACCATACCTAATGTGTTTTTAAATCTCTGGCGTACTAATTCTAACGACGAGCAAGTTGTTAGGGTTTCTTGGGCTACTCAAGGTAGTGGTTTTAATTTAAGAGACGCAGGTGGAAATAATATAAGTTATACCAATAATATATTACAGTTTATTAGAGATGATGGTAGTTATACTACGGCAAAAATATTATCTATGGGAAGCGCTGGAACAAATACTGTTCGTGAATTTATTGTATCACCAACGCCATATGGAATTAATGGGTTGAGTTGGTACAATTGTTTCTCCCTTGGTAATGGTATAGAATCTAATAGAATAAGAGATGATTTTAATCAAATGAAAATCACTAATGGTGCTAGAGCATCGTCAACATTAGAAATACCTTATAAAGAGGAACATAGAAAAAATGGTTTAATATATTCTGGTATATATAACTCTACTTCAAATGTAAATAATTTAAACCAATTTATAATAGGTGAAAAAATAACAAAAGATTTAAATCCTACATATGGTAGTATTCAAAAGTTATTTCAACGAAGAGTTAGTTTAGTAGCTTTTTGTCAAGATAGAATTGTAAATATAACATCTAATAAAGACGCATTGTTTAATGCCGATGGAACTCCACAATTAATATCTTCTAGTAATGTTTTAGGTGATGCCACTCCTTTTTCTGGAAACTTTGGTATATCTAACAATCCAGAATCATTCGCTTCTGAATCATATAGAGCATATTTTACTGATAAACAAAGAGGCGCTGTACTAAGATTATCTAAAGATGGTTTAACACCTATATCTAGTGCTGGTATGCATGATTATTTTAGAGATGAATTAATTTTATCTAAATCTTTAATTGGTACATATGATGCTTATTCACAAAATTATAATTTAACGTTAGTACAATCTCCAGAGACCTGGAATGTAATTCAAAATTCATATCTTGATGTAGGTATTGAGCAGACCGCTGTTCCTGGTGTTGAACAATTAAGAAACACTACTTTTGCAGATAGCACACAAACTAATTACCCACTAACACTACAATGGCAAAATGATAATGATTTTAGTAATCCAGGTTATACACCTGGGAGTGGTACTCCTACAGTTACAAATACTGGGGGTAAAATAGGTCTTAGAAATCAAGATTTAACAACTAGAGTTTGGTTGACTGAACATTTAGCGATACCACAAGGACATTTTCAAACAGCCGACAATAGTGGCGCTACAAATCCTGGTAGTGGAAATCCTGGAGATCCTGGAGTAAGTTATCAGGCTGGTACACCACCTCAATATAGCTCTGCGGAAACTAAGATGATAGATGGTGGGTATTTGTTAGCAGGAACAACTTGGAGTGATAATATTTTTTCTCCTAATAACAATATAACTACGGTAGGTACTGGAAGTAGTACTCATGGTTATTGGTATTTTAGAAGAATAATTAATGGTGTAACCACCTCTTACCAAGATACAAATAATCCGTCTATAAGGTCTGGTGATCAAAATGACAGTATATATTTGAAAGATGGGGCAAACGACATGCGATTTTGGAAGCTGTCTGATTGGGCCAACTCAAGTATTGAATGCGTACTTCAAAATCAAACCGGTTCGGCTACCGCTTCCCCAACTCCGCTTGAACATGTTGCTCAAACTACTAATACAATTTTACCTCCACCGCCTTCGTACACCACTGATTTAACCGTTTATTCTGGTGAAATAATACGTTTTGGCATAAGAGTATTACCTGGTTTTACTTCAGGAAGTGATCCGTGGAATTTAGGTGGGCAAAATGTTAATATTAGTACAACAAATAATAATGCTGTATCTAATGGTTTTTTAAATGGTTGGCCTAACTTACCATCTATGACTGGTTACTGGCAAATAAAAGTTGAGCTTTTAGACGAAGCTGGTAACTTAGTTGACAATAGTGTAATTGATGATAGTTCGACTTGGACTAACGAATTTACAACTACAAATGGTACATATAACACTAATTACACACAACTTGATGCATCTAATCGTTGGACTAGCTATGCTACTAGTAATACGTTCTTAGGAGCACCGGGGATATATAATATATGGGGATCATCAAGTTTAATAGCTCGAGCTGGTGATTCTAGAATAAATCTTTACTGGAAGTTTAAAGATTGGGTTGATACTACTATATCACAAACTTCAGCTCCATCATCACCTCATCAAGCTTTAACGGGTAGTCAAAATATTGCTGTAAGAAAACTTAGGTTTAAAATAACTTTTTTACCTTCAAGTGGTAGTAATGCAAGAATGTATTTTGATCAAAATAGTTTTGAAATTAAAAAAATTAATCCAAAAAGCCAATTAGGTACAATAGGTACTAATTACTCTACATCTGTACCAGCTATACCACCAATTCCAGCGACGACAGTCCCAGCTTGGACATCAGTAGGTAAAACAAAAAATAATTGGCATGCACATTACTCATCTCCTAATTTAACTTGGCACAATATAAACTTATATTTAAATACTGTTGCTCAATTTGGACCTCAAGTATCTAGACTTTATGATTCAGCAGTTGCTCATGATGGTTCAGGTACTTTCCATTGGTCGAGTGGACCTGCTAATACCAACAATGTAATTTCTTACCAAACAGGTTATAATCCTAGTGAAGTTTATAGAATAATAAATACACCAACTCCTACGCAATCACTAATTAGTAACGCGGCGTCATTAAGTAATTTTACTGAACCAAATGGACCTGGTAATAGTATTTTTATTCCAGATAAAATACGTGTAAATGTCGCAGGTATGGCTGCTACCACTTATTTTGAACAAACTCTAGTAAATCCTTTTGTTATAGGTAACTGGTATTTAGTAGATGTTGTACTTGAAGCGGGTACAACACCTGCCTCTGGTTCTATGGTTATAATTGATGGTATGTTAGAACCAAGCCCTAGTTTAAATTTTGGTCTTACTCCTAACGATCTTAATTATCCTGACGGTTGCTTTGGAAAACTTGAGGGAAATGATCGTGATAATATATGGCTACAACCTATAAATAGACATACTGATACTCAATACGGTATTAGAAGTGATTTATTTGATTATGAACCTAATGGAGAAGCTAATGTTTTAAGAGCAATATTTCAAGTACATCCAAACAGTAAGGTTGCTGATCCTAGTATAGCTTATCTTTCTCTTAATAAACTTCAATTAAAATTTTGGGAATTTGATGGATTTATAGAAGGTATACGTTTAATAGATATAACAACAGATATTAATGGTGATTACCCTATAGTTGGTACAGTAAGTGCAGGTAATGGTGGTTTTAAACTACAGGGTCAAAACGGTACTTATGTTGGTTTTACTAATAATCCTAGAGGTAACATGCATAGTAATTATATCAAACACTTACTATCGCCAATGACTTCGTATATTGGGTCTAATGGAAATGTTAATTTTGATAGCACTGCAGCTCATTATGGTATAATACGTGGCACTGGGGGTTGGAGTAACGCTTGGAGCACTGGAACCCATAGAGCTTTTTACTGTTTATTTGACTCTCCAAACTGGACATCAAATAACGCGCACACTGTAGATGATGAAGTACCACAACCATCCTACGCTGGTTATGAACTTACCTTTGAAATAGGTAATAATGAATTAACAGGTATTCACTCTGGAAAACAAAACCTTACTGGAGTATACATGAAAGATGGAACAACTACAAATGATGGGTATGGGTTCAGAATAAATAATATTGACATGCCTGGTATTTACAAAGCTTGGATTAACTTTGGTAACAATACTACTTTTAATAGTGGAGAAAACCCACAGTTAAAAATTGATATAAATGATGGTAATGGTTTTGTTGATCCAGCAGTTGCAGGAAGTACCGCTACTTTATCAGAAAATGAATATTGGAGTCAAGCGATTGGTCTTTGGCCGGTTTACTATGGGTCAATGATGATTGGGAATCAAGGCGGACCTCCAACTACAGCAACAAACCCTGCTGTTTATCAAAACTGTATAAAAAGTATATCGTTAGTAGATAGAACAAATTATTTAACTGATACTAGCGCTGGATCTTGGGAGTTTAGAAATCAAGATACTACTGTGCAGTCTTTTATAACATGGGTTAATGGAACTATAGTTATTGAAGGAGGGAGAAGAAACACTTATCAAGCCGGTGCGTACTATAACGACGTTGTTTATGCGTTCCAGGCTTTACCTGAGAGCTTGCAAGCGGGACATAAATATAGACTTAGTTTTGATTATGTAGAACTACCTAACATC